TTTCAGGTGCTGGGTGCGCACCTGCTGCCCTTCGGCGCCACGCCGGAGGCCGCGCTCGCGGTGTTCGACGCGGCGCCGCAGAGCGTCTCGGACGAGCTGCTCGTGCGCTGGCTGCGCGCGAACACGCGAGCGCTGGACGCTGCGAAGGCCGGCGAGATCGACCTGTTCATTCACTACTACAACGGCTGCGCGCTCGACGACACGGCGCGCTATCGGAAGCGGTTCGATCCGGCGTACGTGAAGGCCGGCGGGAAGCTCTAGGCCGGCTTCCACGCGGTGAGCATGGTGAGCACCTTCTGCCCACAGCCGTCGCAGTAGTGGAGGTAGGCGTCGTCTTTCGCGACGTCGACCTCCTGCGCGAGGCCCTCGGCATCGCCCGTGTGCACGTCGATGCGCACCCAGCCGAGCGGCAGCTCGATCGTGCCCTCGGGCGCGAGACGCGGTGCACGTGTGGCACGTCCAACGATCCATGGTGTCGAAGCCCATTACGCGCGCTCCCAGAGCGGGGTGAATGACACGCGGACCAGCGGGCGCTGGTCGGCGACGATGCCGTCCACGTGCCGCTTGTTCGCGCCGCGGCGCTTCGGGCATTCGTCGGACCGCTCGCCCTCGTAGCCGTCGCAGTAGTTGCACACGCATCGGTAGGCGCTCCGCTGCACGATAGGCCCGAAGTCGCCGCGGTCTGCTCGGAGCAACGCGCGGAGCAGCAACGCGAGACGCACCCGGAGGATGCGCGGCTGCTTCCACCCGCCGTCACCCCGACGACGCGGCAGAGCGTCGAGGATGTCATCGCAGACCGCGTTGCCGAGCCAGAGCACGTCGCACGCGAAGTCGAGCGAGTCGGTCGCGTACGTGTCTTTGAGCGTCGCCGGGCGCGCGTGAATGAACGCCCGCAGCCAGGACAGCGCGAGCGCCATAGCCTGTCGATCCATGCTCGTCATGCGCTCCTCGCTTCCGCCCGGCCCGGTTCCAGCGCATCGAGCAGCGCCTCGACCGACTCGACGAGATCCATCGCTCGGTGCGCCATCCAGCGGTCGCCGGTCGCGACGCTCTCGGCCGCGCGCATCGCCGCGCGCTCAACACGGGACACAGCACTGGACACGCCGAGCGAATCGGCCGCGATCTCTCGCGCAATCGGCCGCACCTCCACGCCTTCGTAAACCGTAGGTCCGGAGTTCAAATCTCCGAGGCGGCTTAGTGCGTGTGTCCCGTTTGTGTCCCGGTGGAAGAGCGAGGACACCGCATCCGAGCACAGGTGTGCGTAGCGCTGCGTGACCGCGATGTCGGCGTGCCCGAGCAAGTCGCGCAGCTCCTCGAGGCGCAGCGGCCGAGCGATCAGCCCCGGCGCCCACGTGCCCTGCAGCATGTGGCTCGCGAACGTGTGCCGCAGATCGTGGAAGCGAATGCGCCGCGTGATGCCGGTGACCTTGCGCAGCTTCGACCAATCGGCGTCGTACCCGTCCGCGTGGTAGCTGCCGTCGCGCCCCGGCCACACGAGCGCGAGGTGTGAGCGAATCTTCGCCGCGCGCGACATCGATCGCCACATGCGGATCGCGGCGAGCGCAGGCGCGAGTAGCGGCACCTCGCGCGGCTTGCCGCCCTTGGTCGCCTCGCCGCGTGACCATCGGACGTGCACGACGCTGCGCGCCTCGTCGACGTCTTCCCAGCGCAGCCCGCACAGCTCGCCCGCGCGCAGCCCGGTGAAGATCGCGAAGATGAAGAGCAACCGCGAGCGCATCGGCAGATCGACGCACGTCACGACCGCCTCGACCTCGTTCGCGCGCAGCCAGTCCCAGCCGTCGGCCTTCTTCGCCTTCGCGCGCTTGCCGATCTTGAGATCGGCGCACGGGTTCTGCAGACCGGGGCAGGGCCCCGTGCGCGCTGCAGCGGCCGTGAACGCCTGACGCAAGAGCCCGAGCGCGTTCTGCCGCGTCTGCGCGGCGAGGGCGCGCGTGGAGCCGAGCCACGTCTCGGCGAGCTCGGCAGTGACCTCCGTGAGCGCGAGGCGCCCAACGCGCGTCTCGGCGCCGAAGTGCTGCCGAAAGCGCGCGAGATCGCGCGAACGCGTGCCGGGGCGCACGTCGCGCGTTGGGATCCACCGCTCGCCCCAGGCCGCGAGCGACGGCACGGTGAGCGGAGCGAGCTCGAGCGCGTCGAGCGCCGCAGTGACGGCGGCTTCGGCCTCGCCGCGCGTGTCGAACACGCCGACCGATGCGCGGCGATGCGCGTGCGGAAGGCGCCCACGGAAGCGCCCGCGGTGCTCGGTGACCGAGCCAGCGCCCCAGGGACGATCGGTTGCGTCGTTCATCTCGCGACCTTCCTTCTCAACCGCGCGACGGCGGCCTGCCCGCGCGCTCGCGCGACGTCGTCTACGGGCCCGCTGATCTGCTCGGCGAGCTTCGCCGCGAGCGCCGTCGACTTCACCCGACGCTGCCCCGGAAGCCGCTCGCCGCGCAAGCGGGCCTCGAGGCGCTCGCTCTCCTCGCGCACGATGGCGCGGATCTGCGCGAGCGCGTCGGGGTCGAGGATCATCGCTCGCGCCCGTTCGCGAAGTTGTCGACGAGCTCGACGAGCAACTGCACACGACCGCGCAGCTTCCACGTCTCCACGTTGTTCGCGTCGGCCACGCTCACGTTCGAGAGACGCACGGCGCTCTCCGACAGAAGCCGCGTCAGCCAGCGGAGCACACGGTCGCGCTTCACGACGTGCGCCTCGGCGCGAACCTGCTCGACGGGTCGGCGGTCGCTCATGCGGCGGCCTGCTGCGCCCAGCGCTTCGCAATGTCGCGCACCACGCGGTGCGGGTTCACGTCGAACACGTCCTCGCGGTAGTGGATCGACGCCGGGTGATTCGCGGCGTGCATGACGATCGCGGCCTCGTCGTGGTTGATCGCCGCGTCGGGCGAGCGGCCGAGCGCCTCCTCGACGCCCGTGCTCGTGCCGCCGCCGCCCGCGAACATGTCGACGAAGCCCTCGCCGTCGTCTAGCTCCAGATTCGCCGCGACGAGCGCGGCTGAGAACGGCGGCGGTACTGCGTTGCCGGCGAGCTTCGTCTGCGCGGTCGTGCCGATGGGCTTGCCGGCAGCCTCGAGACCGTCGATCACGTAGTCGTCGGGGAAGCCCTGCGCGGCGAACAGCTCGGGCGGGATGAGCATCCGCGACTCGATGTCGACGATGCGGTACACCTCGCCGTCGATCGTGACGAGCCCAACGTCGTCGCCGCTCGCACCGTGCGCGCGCAGTAGCTCGGCGACCTCGCGCGAGCGGTCGGCATGCTCCGGGCCCGCGAGCATCCGGGCGACCGTCAGCGCGTGATGGTCCTTCGCGGTGATGGTGCCGAGCGGGCGATCGACGCGGTGCCCGATGACGCCACCGTAGTGCTTCGTGATGATGGGGCAGATCAGGTGCTTGTCGTTCGTCGCGCAGACGGTCGCGAGCGGGATGTCGAGCGGCTGCCCGCGGAACGTGCCGGCGCCGCACCCCTCACGGAGCCCGGCCCCGGTGATCGTCGAGTAGTGCCCGTGGCGCACGATGAACGGCGACGGGTTGCGCGCCTCGACGACGAACCGACGCACGCCGATCGCGATGCGTGCGAGCGTGGCCGGCGCCGGCGAGCGCTTGCGACCGAAGATCGACGCGCCGCGAACATCCCATCGGATGCACTCCGCAGCGGTGCGATGCGGCCGCGCGAGGCCCGGCCCGTGCGACGCGCGCGGCCACGTGATGCGAGCGCCGTCGCAACGAGCCGCGACGAACAGACGCTTGCGCGACGTGGGCGCGCCGTAGTCGGCAGCGATGAGCGTGCTCCATTCGAGCTCGTAGCCGTGCGAGCGGAGCACGGCGCACCACCACGCGAACGTCTCGCCCTTGCGCGACTCGATCGGCCGGTCGTGCTCGTCGAGCGGGCCCCAGTCTAAGAACTCGGGCACGTTCTCGCAGAAGAACATCCGCGGGCGCACTTCGCTCGCCCATCGGTGGGCGACACTGGCGAGCGCGCGGATGTTCTTCGCGAGCGGCTTCGCGCCCTTCGCACGCGAAAACTGCGTGCAGTCGGGCGAGAGCCACGCGCCGCCGATGCGGACTGCGCTCACGTCCGCACTTCGGGGCGGTAGCTCGACGCGTCGAGCCCGTACGTCCAGGCGTTGGCCTCGAGCGCGGTGCGCATCGTCGGCGGCACCGGGATCGCGAACTGCCGACCGGTGCCGCAGCGCACGCGCAGGAAGCGCTCGCGCGGCGAGTCGGGCAGGTCGACCTCGATCAGCTCGCCGATCATCGGGTCGCTGTCCTTGTCGATCTGGCGCGGCTTGAGCGACGCGAGCACCTTGTCCCAGCCGAGGATCTCGGCGAGCGCACGGCGCTGCTCGATCTGGCGGTGCGTCAGCGCGAGCGACGGATCGATCGTGTGCTTCCGCTCGATCCACTCACCAGGGATGACCTGGCCATGCCACGAGTAGAGCCCCCAGCCGTCCGCGAACTGGATCGCGGGCCCGTGCTCTGCGTGCAGACGGCCATTGCCGTCGCGATGCAGGACCGTCGGCCGCTCCGAGACGATGACGAACTCGCGATGCGGCCACCACCAGCATCCCTCGGTCGCGTCCTCGGCCGCTTGCGTCTCTGCGACGGCGAGCGAGAGGCCGCAGCAGTCGCGGTAGTACGTCGCCCACGCCGCCGGCCACGAGGGCCACAGACAGCCGCCGAGGCGGTTGTACCAGCCGCGCGAGAGAGTGTCGTAGAACGCTCGGCGAAGCTGCGAGGCGAGATCGCCGCCCACCGCGCCGTGCACCGCGTCGCGCACCGCGCCGTGCACCGCGTCGCGCACCGCGCCGTGCACCGCGCCGTGCACCGCGTCGCCCACCGCGTCGCGCACCGCGCCGCCCACCGCGCCGTCCACCGCGTCGCGCACCGCGCCGTGCACCGCGCCGTCCACCGCGCCGCCCACCGCGTCGCGCACCGCGTCGCGCACCGCGTCGCGCACCGCGCCGTCCACCGCGCCGCGCACCGCGCCGTCCACCGCGTCGCGCACCGCGCCGTGCACCGCGCCGCCCACCGCGCCGTCCACCGCGCCGCGCACCGCGCCGTCCACCGCGTCGCGCACCGCGCCGTGCACCGCGCCGTGCACCGCGCCGCCCACCGCGCCGTCCACCGCGCCGCGCACCGCGCCGTCCACCGCGTCGCGCACCGCGCCGTGCACCGCGCCGCCCACCGCGCCGTCCACCGCGCCGCCCACCGCGTCGCGCACCGCGTCGCGCACCGCGTCGCGCACCGCGTCGCGCACCGCGTCGCGCACCGCGCCGTCCACCGCGTCGCCCACCGCGTCGCGCACCGCGCCGATCTTCCGATTTCGCAGCTCGAGCGTGAGCGCAGCGATCGGACCGGCGATCGAAACGACGAGCGGGCTCGTCGTCCACACGATCCGCTTGGGCGGCGGCAGCTTCGCCGCGGCGTAGTAGCCGAGGATCCCGCGCTCCATCTTCGCGCGGTCGGCCTTGCGCACCTCGAGCGCGCGAGCGATCCACGCGCGTGCGTGGGTGTGCATCGCCGCCTCTTGAGCCTCGGTCAACTTCGTGAGCAGTAGCTTCCCCATCTTCGTGTCTCCTTGTGAGTGGTCAGTTCGATCGAACGCGGATCAGTCCTCGACGCGGCGCCAGCCCTCGGGCGTGTACTCGCGCTGCCGACGCAGCTCGTAGCTGCCGACCTCGAGCGCGATCGGTGCGTGCGTGTCGTGCGGACGGTCGTGCAGGAGCTCGGCCGGGCTCGAGCAGCGCAGGTACGCGATCGTCGGGTCCTGCGTCGTGAAGTACTCGCTGCCGATCGCGGCGAGGTAGTGGTGATGGCCCGTCTCGCTGTGCGCGACGATGTGCCGGCCGCCGCACGGCTTGCTCGCCGTGACGCCGGCCGGGATCTCGTCGATGCGACGGATCAGCAGGTCGCCCTGCGCCGCCATCTTCGTGAACGTGCGCAGCCCCGCCGTCGGGGTCGCGCTCTTCTTCGCCGCTCGCTTCGTCTTGCCCATGATCGTTCTCTCCCCGCCGCCGAGAGTGGCGACGATGGATGCCGCGGGAATCGAACCCGCGAACGCGCTCCGGCCGATGGGGTAGAGGCCGGGAGGGGCACGCGTAGGGCCACCGCACCCGAAAGGGCCTCGACGTGGGCGAGGCCGGTCCCGTGCGAGTTCAGAACGGGATGTCGTCGTCGCCGAAGTCCGGCGCGTCGGGTGCGTGCTTCGGCGCGCCGCCGCCGTTGCGCGGAGCGGCGGGCGCCGAAGTCGGCGCGGCGGGCTTGGAGCCGGGCGCGGGTGATGCGGCTTTCACGCCGCGCGCCTGAGCGGCGAAGCGCTCAGCGAGCGAGCGAGCCGCGTTCGCGGGCATACGCGCCTCGTCGCTGATCTTCGCGCCGCCGCCGATACGGTTGACCCACTCGACCTTCGGGAAAACCTTGAGCTCGCCCTCGATCTCGCGCTCTTCGTGGTCGACGACGATCTCGACGATGTTCGCGTCGATGCCGCGGAGATCGTCGAGCATGTCGCCCTGCCAGCCCATGTGCCGCAGCGACTCGATGGTGCGCTGCGACGTCTTCTCGGTGAGCCAGCCATCCCAACGGAGACGACGACGCGCGTGCTCGCCCTCGACGATCTCGACGATGACCGAGATCCCCTCCGTACCCGACTTCGCGACGACGGCCGCGCCCTCGACGCCACGGGCCTGGTACTTCCCCTTCGGTAGAATCGCCATCACGCAGCCTCCTTGTTGATCGTCAGAGCGAGTCGGTTCTCGACCGCGCGGAGGCGGCCCATGGCGTCGGTGCCGGCAACGGCCGCGGCGATGGCGGCGCGCACCTTCTCGTGCTTCTCGGCGGGCACGCTCGAGAGAGCGACCTCGATGCGCGCGAGGATGGTGTCGCGCGTCTCGATCGAGGAGCTCGCCTCGATCCACGCCTCATACGAGAGCGGCAACTCGGCCGGCGCATCGCTGCGCGTGCCCGCGACCCAGCCGGGCGCGCCCTGCGTGTGGATGACGCGCTCGCCGAGCGACGACACCTTCGCGCGCATGTTCTGCTTGTGGATGCCGATCTTCGTCGTCGCGAAGAGGATGTGGTCGGCCCAGCCGCGCAGCAGCGCGCTCGCCTTCTGGTTGAGGTTGAGGTCGTACCGCTGGTAGTCCTCGGTGTCGGGGCTCTTCACGTTCACAAGCGCCGCATGCGCGACGAGGATGATGTCCATGCCGCGCTGATCGCGCAGTGCGTCGAGCCGTCCGCACAGCTCGCTCCAGATGTCGAGCGCGAAGATGTAGCCCTTGTGAAAGCCGTAATCCTCGATCGAGGAGGCGCGCTTGTCGCCGTTGAGCTTCGTCGCACACGTCCGCTTCCACACGTGGCGCTCGAGCTCGTCGAGCGTGTCGACGACGAGCGTCTTGTACGAGTGCTCGCCGGTCGTGAGCACGTCGAGCGCGTCGATCACGTCGCTCCACGAGAGCGCGCGCGGGAAGGACTCGACGTCGAGCCGGTTGGCGCCCTCCTCGAGGGGCAGCCAGATGGGCGCGAGCGCGTGCGATGCCCACGTGCTCTTGCCGATCTTCTCCTTGCCGTAGATGACGGTGCGCTGCGGCGCACGCCGCGGCCCCTTCGTGATCGCGCCGAGGCTCATCCTCGCGCGCGGGTTGGTTTTCTCTTCGCTCATCTGCTGTCTCCTCTCAGCCGCGCGCCACATGCGCGCGGGAAATCCACGGCTGGATCAGGTCCCAGCCCTTGCGCGCGATCGCGCGCGCCATCTCGACACCCTCGGCCGTCGACTCGTGCGGCAACGCGAGGATCGGACCGTCTTCGCGCGAGTCGTCGGCGTCGCGGTTCCAGCCGCAGCCCACGACGAGCAGGTGCCGCTCGCTGCGCATCACAGCGGCGTACGCATCCAACTGCGTGCCGTAGTACCAGGGCGTTTCGGTCGCGCCGTTCCACCACGCCGGTTTCGCGAAGCCGTAGCGGGCGACTTTCGTGTCGAAAGTGACGAGCTTGCGTCGCCACGTGTGCGCCCAGCCGTCGGGGTGCACGACGAGCGGCGACTTCGGGTCCGCGTGCTCGACCCACTCCCATGGAAGCGCGCCGGCCCACTGGATCGTGGACGGGTCGATCTCGCGCTCGAGCTCGCACGTCCACTCGCCGCGCTCGAGGCGCTCGATCCACGCGGCGAGCAGCTCGGGCTCGCGACGCGTGCCGGTGTCGAGCGTCGCGCCACGATCCTGCGCGGCAAGGCCGAGCAGCTGCGCGAGCCCGCGCGGCAGGCCGCCATGACGCGGCATCGGCCGCGCCTTCTCGCGAATCCAGCGCGGAGCCTCTTCGGGCGCGCGGTGGCCGAACGCGACCGCGAGATACGCGATCGCCGAACCGCCGATGCCAAGCGGCGGCTCTTTGCGCTCGCGCGTCGGCAGGTCGGTGCTGAACACCGCGGCGTCGAGCTCGTCGCGCGCTTCGCGCGCTTCGCGCGCTTCGCTCACGCCACCCTCGCGAGCGACACGAGCGTGGCGAGGGTCGTGCCGACGTATCGGTGCGGCGAGTAGAGACGGCACGACGTGCACGAGCACCCGCTGCGCGAGTAGCCCCAGTCCGGTCGGCCCTCGACGCCAACGGGCTGCGCGAGATGGTGCTGCGCCTTGCGCGCGAGCACGAAGCGATGCCGGTAGTCGAGGAAGCCGCTCCACTTCCGCTGCGCCTCGCGCTCGTCGTTGTACTCACACTGGCGCTCGCGCGACGTCTGCGCGTACGTGCGCTGATAGTCGGCGTCGCTCACGACACCCTCGCTGCGAGCACGGCGAGGAACAGGTCGGCGGCGGCGTGGTTGCCGTCGTGCCGCGCGCGGTTCGCGCAGTCGAGCAGCTCCGCGTCCGAGAGCGCATGCGTCGTCGCGCCCGCGGCGAGAAGCAGCCAGCGGTTCGGCTTGGTCTCGGTGCTCGTCGTTGTGCCCATCTCGCCGTCTCCCTCGCGCACCGCCGTGGTGCTGATGGACGGATGATAGTCAACTATCGATAGCTGTCAACAGGTGGACTGGCGAAAGTTTCCGCATCACGCTTGGAGCCATGAAACAGGCCTCCGTGCTCGTGTGCGCAGTAGTGGTCCTCGCCGCGTGTGGATCCGGAGGCCACGCAGACTTCCTTGCGTCGTGCGCTGCGGCCTCGGATGCGGGCATGCACGCGTGCTCGAGCGGGCTCGCATGCAACGCGTCCGGCGAATGCGCGATCCCGTGCGCGTCAGATCTGGATTGCCAGACGATGCAGCGCGGTGGCGCGGCGGCGCATCCGGGCAGTTCGTGCAGCCCTCAGCATGGATGCTTACTGCTGTGTGCGAGCGGCGACGATTGCCCGAGCGGGTTCGCGTGCGGCATGCCGCCCACGTTCACGCACCGCGTCTGCTTCTAGATCGCCTTGGGCCGCGCTGCGATGTGACCTTCCGCGATGGCGAGCCACGCCGACATCGGCGGGTTCGAGCCGTCGGGGAAGGGTGTTGCCATCACGCGCACGATCTCGTCGGGCGTGAGCGACTTGTAGACGGTCGTCTTCTTGAAACCGTCCCAGCCCTCTCCCGTTGGCTCATGCTTCTCATAGATCCCCCGCAGCTCGTCGATGCTCATAGAGAACACACGAGCGATCGCCGCGAGGTTCGGGAGCTCGGGCACTGACCCGTCGTTCTTCCCGTCGCCCGGCGGCTTTCTCCATCGCTTCGCCGCTGCCCACGTGACGCCCGCAGCCTTGGCAAGCTGCGTCGTGGTGACGTGCTTCTCTCTCGCCAATCTGTCGATGCGCTTCCACAGCGGTTCTGCCTCGTGCTGCGGAGCAGACGATCGATGCGCGTCCATACTGACGCTGAGCCTGCTCGGGCCGCTGGAAGGCCGCAATCCATAGGCGACAGGTGTACCACGCGACGCGGTTAGCACGGCGAGCTTGACTGCGGTATAGATAGTCGGCTACAACCCGGCATGATGACGAAGCGCGTTCCGGGTCGCGGCGTCTCTGCCGCAGAGAAGAAGAGGCGCTCCGCTCCGCTCCGCGAGTGGTGCGCGAAGTTCGGTCGCGGAGCGATCACGCACCTCACCGACGAGACAGGCCTCACATTCGCCGCTGCGTCGCGAATCGTGCACGGGTCTGCGGCGCCGCGGCCCGAAACCGCAGCGAAGATCGAACGCGCCACGGGCGGCGCTGTGCGTGCGGCTGCTCTCGTCGGCCTCGAGGCGGCATGACGCGCTCGCCGCAGATGCGACGACGGCTCGCGCTGCATGCGCTCGGCCGACCAATCGCCGCGGAAGCGCGGCGCATGTCTGCCCGCGCATTGCGCGGCGGCGCGCTCTCGCGTCCTGACGCGTGTGGAAAGTGCGGAAGGGTTCGCGCTGGCTGGCCTGTCCAAGCGCACCACGAAAGTTACCTGAATCCGCTGGATGTCCAGTGGCTCTGCTCTGGATGCCACGCAGAGCGCCACTGCGTTTTGAGGCGCGAGCGCCGCGATCCGCTCGGCGTCGTTGGCCGGCTCGTGCACCGCAACCTGCTCGCGCTGATGGCGCTCTCGTCCCATCCGAACACCGTAGCGACGGGGGATTCCGCGGGCGAGGTGTCGCGATGACGACGCTCGCACCCGACCTCTATCGCGCGACGCTGCGCTCGCAGATCCGCGACGTGCTGCGCACGACGCTCGAGGATTGCGCGGCGAACGCGCGCACGGTGTGGGCCGCGACGATCGGCGTGCCGCACCAGCACATCGACCGCGCCATCGCTCGAGACGGGGACAAGGCGCTGCACGTCGCCGACGCGCTCGCGGCGCCTGAGCCGGTGCGGCACGCGCTCGCGCAGGCGCTCATCGGCGACAGCCACGTCATCGCGCAGGCGCCGTTGCACGGCACGAGCGACGACTTCGCGCTGCTCGCCAAGCTCGTGCGCGAGCAGAACGCGACGCTGGAAGCGCTGATCACGGCGGCGGCAGACGCGACCATCACGACCGACGAGGGCGCTCGCATCGAGCGCGCCGCGCATCGGTCGATGCAGGTCACTGCGGCGGTGCGCGAGCTCGGGCGGCGCGCCGTCTCGCAGCGCGGGCTCTCGCTCGTGCCGAGAGCGGGGACGCGATGAGCCTGCCGCCGGAGACCGGATACAAGCACCCGAGCGGGCACTCGCACCATCTCGGCGGCAAGCCCGCACCGATCGATGGCAGCGAGGCGAACCCGTTTCCGCCACCGCCCGACGGCTGGCGCCCGACGGGGCTCGTGCGCGCCGAGGAGAACGAGGTCGAGCTCGCGCTCTGGGATCGCGTGCGCCGCATCGCCGAGGCGCGCGGCATCTCGGTGCGCGCCGCCGCGAAGGTCGTCGCGGGCGAGCTGAGTACGCCCGTCAGTGGAGAAGAGCGATGAGCAAGCACCTCGAAACGCTGCGCCTCATGCGCGTCTCTGCGGTCGGCGACCATGCCGCCGCGCTCGACCACGCGATCGCAGTGCTCAACGGCTGCCACGCGCTCAACCGCGACGCGCTCGCCGATGAATTCGTCGGCGTCATGGGTCCGAGCGCAGACGCGCCCACGTGGGAGGTCGGCGGCGTCGAGGCCACGAACATCGAAGGCGCGATCGCGGCGTACGCGGAGAGTCGCCGATGACCGCGCAGAGCTACGAGCAATTCATCGCGCAGAAGAGCGCGACCACGCGCTTCGACGGCATCGACGTGGCGCCGGGCGAGCTGCACGCGGCGCTCAAGCCGCACCAGCGCGACATCACGCGATGGGCGCTGCGCAAGGGCCGCGCGGCCGTGTTCGCCGACACGGGCCTCGGCAAGAGCTTCTCGCAGCTCGAGTGGGCGCGCGTGGTCTCGCAGCGCGGGCGCGTGCTCATCGCAGCGCCGCTCGGCGTGGCGCAGCAGACGGTGCGCGAGGGCGAGCGCTGGGGCATCGCGTGCTCGTATCTGCGTGAGGACGACGAGAGCGTGCGCATCGTCGTGACGAACTACGAGATGCTGCACCGCTTCGATCCGTCGCGCTTCATCGGCGTGGCGCTCGACGAGTCGAGCATCCTCAAGAACCACACGGGCGCGACGCGCAACGCGCTCGTCGCCTCGTTCGCGCAGACGCCATACCGCACGTGCTGGACCGCGACGCCGGCACCGAACGATCACACCGAGCTCGGCAATCACTCCGAGTTCCTCGGCATCAAGACGCGCGCGGAGATGCTCGCGGAGTTCTTCGTGCACGACGGCGGCAGCACGCAGGACTGGCGCGTGAAGGGCCATGCGATCACGGCGTTCTGGCGATGGGTCGCGTCGTGGGGCGCGGTCGTGCGGCTGCCGTCCGACCTCGGGCACGAGGACGAAGGCTATCGCCTTCCGCCGCTGCGGATGCACACGCACATCATCGCGACCGACGACGGGCCCGTGCCCGCGGTCAAGCCGGGCGCGACGGGGCTGCTCTTCGCCGACGACGCCGCGACGCTCAACGAGCAGCGCGCACTTCGTCGCGTGACGCTCGCGCAGCGGGTCGATGCCGCGGTGTCGATCGTCGACCGCGACCCGAAGGCGCCCGCGCTCGTGTGGTGCGAGCTCAACGACGAGCAGGACGCGCTCGAGGAAGCGTTCGGCGATCGCGCGTGGAGCATCCGCGGCGCCGACACGCTCGACCAGAAAGAGCAGCGCATCAGTGCGTGGCTCGCGGGCCGGCGCGCCGTGATGATCGGCAAGCCGTCCATGCTGGGGATGGGGCTGAACTTCCAGCACTGCGCGCGGCAGGTGTTCGTCGGCGCGTCGCACAGCTACGAGCAGACGTACCAGGCGATCCGCCGCTGCTGGCGCTTCGGTCAGGCGCGTCCCGTGGACGTGCACGTCATCAGCGCCGACAAGGAGCGCCTCGTCGTCGAGAACTACCGCCGCAAAGAGGCAGACGCCGCGCGCATGGCTGCCGAGATGGCCGCGCAGGTCGGCGAGAGCGTGCGTGCCGAGGTCTGCGGCGCGTCGGGGCGTGAGTGGAATCCGTACGAAGCCGGTCAGCCGATCGTGGTGCCGGCGTGGATAGAGGAGGCAGCATGAAGGTGATCGAACAGGTCGTGACCGACAGGTACGCCGCGTACCACGCGGACGTGATGGATGTGGTGCGCGGGTTGCCCGACAACTCGATGCACTACTCGATCAGCTCGCCGCCCTTCGCGAGCCTCTATACCTACTCGTCGTCGCCGCGCGACATGGGCAACGTCGCGTCGCACGAGGAGTTCTTCGCCTCGTTCCGGTTCCTCGTGCCGGAGCTGCTGCGCATCATCAAGCCGGGTCGGCTCTGCACGATGCACTGCATGAACCTCCCCACGTCGAAGGCGCGTGACGGCTTCATCGGCCTGTCCGACTTCCGCGGCGAGATCATCCGCGCGTTCGTCGAGTGCGGATGGATCTTCCACTCCGAAGTCGTGGTGTGGACCGACCCCGTCACCGCGATGCAGCGCACGAAGGCGCTGGGGCTGCTGCACAAGCAGATCAAGAAAGACTCGTCGATGTCGCGGCAGGGGATCCCCGACACGCTCGTCACGTTCCGCAAGCCGGGCGCGAACGAAGAGCCGGTCACGCACAGCGGCGAGGGCGACGACATGCCCGTGCAGCTCTGGCAGCGTTACGCCTCGCCCGTGTGGGTGACGACGCGCGGCGTCGACCCCGAGGGCTTCGCCATCTGCGTGGGCGACTCGCAGCCCGGCAACGACACGAGCACTGTCGACCGCGGCGACACGCTGCAGCACCGCAGCGCGCGCGAGGAGGCAGACGAGCGCCACATCTGCCCGTTGCAGCTCGAGGTGTACCGGCGCTGCATCAAGCTCTGGACGAACCCGGGCGACGGCGTGTTCGAGCCGTTCGGCGGGATCGGCAGCGGCGGCGTGGTCTCGCTCGAAATGGGACGCAAGTACGCCGCGGCCGAGCTCAAGCGCTCGTACTACCAGCAGATGGTCCGCAATCTCGCGGCGACCGTCGAGCCGATCAAGCAGCAGGACATGTTCGGCGCGCTTGCGGCCCCGTCCGCCGAATCGAGCGCGGCGTGATCGTCGACTACACGACGAAGCCGCTCGGCGCGCGCGTCTCGAGCGCGGGCACGATCGCGCTCTGCCCCGTCTGCCACATGTTCGGCGAGCGCCGTCCGCACGACGCCAAGACGAAGCCGTGGATGTTCGTGCACGAGGCCGAGATCGTCGCGCACGCGCGGCGGCCATCGACGGTGAAGATTCTGCGCAAGTGCGTCTCGCCGCATGCCGGAGAGACGCCGCTCGCGCGGGGCGAGGATCGACGCGCGGCCGAGCCGCAGCAGGAAGTGCTGGGACGCCGATGACGCCCGCGGACGAGCTGTTCGCAGGGCGTGCGCTCATCGCAGCGGCGCGAGACGCGGCTGTCTCCGACGTTGTCACCGACGACGAGGAAGAGGGCGTGGATGGGCGAGACGCGCACGTCGCCTACGACGTGTTCGCGCGCGAGCTGGACCTCGCCGGCTTCGCGATCGTGAGGAAGCCGTGACGCCGGGCGAGCGCATCTTCAACGCTCGGCAGGCGCGCGGTCTCTCACTCCGCGAAGCGGTCGAGCGCGTCGGCGTCTCGCACGTGTTCTGGCGTGAGGTCGAGCGCGGCGAGAAGCGGCCGAGCCCCGAGAAGGCCCGGCTCTTCGCCCGCGCGGTCGGCCTCGATGCGCGCGAGTTGCTGCGCGCATTTGGCGCCGACGAGGCCGCCAAGGCCATGGCCCGATGGGAGGCCGCGCTGTGAGCCGCCGCATCACGGCCGAGCGCATCGCAGGCGCACGCGCGTACGCGGCGCGGTACGTCGCGGGCGAGCCAGCCAGGCTGCCGCCGACCGAAACCGCCGAGCGCGCTGCCGCTCATGCGGCGCACCGTCGCGCGGGCTCGGTCGCTAACTTCCTGCGAGCCGAGCGCTACGGCGCGCGCGTGGGTCGCGGGTGCGATCCGTCCAAGGGTGGAGGCCGCGCGTGACATCGATCTCGTTCGTCGTTCCGGGGCAGCCCGTGCCGTACCAGCGCGTTGCGTCGCGCGGAACGCAGCGCTTCACGACGCCGAAGTCGCGCGCGTACATGGGCGCGGTGCGCTTGCGCTCGATGCAGGCCGTAGGACAGGCCAAGCACGCGGGCACGCCGTGGCCGCTCGACGCTCGCTACGCTGTCGAGATCCACGTTACGAACGGGGACCGTCGAGCGCGCGACCTCGACAACGTCGCGAAGAACCTCGACGGGTGCAAGGACGTGCTCTGGTACGACGATGCGCAGATCGACGATCTCCGCATCGTGCGATGTGAGCCGAACAAAGACGCCGCACAGCTCGTCATCAGCGTGCACGTCATGGCCTGTGCGCAGCTCGAGATCGAGACGCCCGCGCCTCGTTTGAGCCGTCAAGGAGCGCGCACCCGATGACGCGCGATCTCGCTATCCGTTTCGCAGACAGCTACCGACGGCGCCGTCAGCCGTGGATGGCCGAGATCTGGGAGACGTGGGCGCGGAGGCTTCCATGAGCGAGCCCGTGCTCACGGAGCGTGTCGCGACCGCGGCGCAGATGGTGCGGCAGCACGGCGTGAGCGCGTCTGCTGCGGCGGCGTGTCTGCGCGTGCCGGTCGCGGCGGTGCAGATCGCGCTCGGACGCTGGACGAGCAAGCGAGGCCACGCGTGATGTTCGACGCTGCGCCCACGCCCAAGCACTTCGATCCCGGCGCTGAGATCGCCGTGCTCGCGGGCGTCCTCCTCGACAACGCGCGCATGAACGACTGCGCGGCGCTCGCCGATGCCGACTTCTACGACCGCCGCAGCGGCGTCGTGTGGCGCGCGATGCAGCAGCTCGCCGTGGCCGGCGTCGCCGTCGACACGGTCACGCTCCGCTCGTTCCTCGTCGAGCGCAACGCGCTCGCTCGAGCGGGCGGCGACGAGCATCTGCTCGCGCTCACGGACATCGTGCCGAGCGCGCACAACATCGCCGAGCACGCCGCGATCGTGCGCCGCAACGCCGCCCGGCGACGTGCGGCCGCGCTCGCGAAGGCTGCGGCCGAGGCCGACGACATCGACGCCGCGCTGCGCGACCTCAGCGCGGCGCGCGAGACGCTCAACCAGGCGCAGGACGGCGGCATCGCCGATCAGTGGCTCACGCTCGGCGCGCGTGGACGCTGGCTCGAGGAGGCGCCCCCAGCCCGCGAGTGGCTGCTCAAGCGCGGCGAGCAGCCGGTGCTCGGCCGTGGCGACGTCGGGCTACTCGTCGCTCCGGGCGGACGCGGCAAGAGCTACGCGCTGTGTGACCTGGCGATCAGCATCGCGACGGGCACGCCCTGGCTCGGCGCGATCGACGTGGCCTGCCCCGGCCGCGTCGTGCTCGCGCTCGCCGAGGAGACGACCGAGGAGACGCGCCGGCGCCTCTACGCGGTCGCGGTGGCGCGGCGGATGACCGCGGAAGAGGTCGAGCTCGCCAACGAGCGCATCGTGCCCATGGGCCTGCGAGGGCGGCACGTGTCGCTCGCGCGCGTGGACGGCGCCAACGTGACGGCGAGCGCAGTGCACAGCGAGCTCATGCGGCTGCTCGAGGCGCGGGAGTACGCGGCCGTTCTGCTCGATCCGATGTCGCGTTGGGCCGGCGGCCTCGAGAGCGACAACGATCTGGCCACGCGCGGCATCCAGCTCTTCGAGCAGCTCGCCGCGGCCTCGAGGGGCACCGTCATCGTCGCGCACCACACCGCGAAGTGGTCGCGGCGGGACGGCGCGGGCGGGCACGGCTCGAGCGCGCGCGGCGTCACGGCGATCACCGATGGTGCGCGGTGGCAGGCCGAGCTCCAGGGCGAGGGCGAGGACGATCTCACGTTCAAGGTGACGAAGAGCAACGGCGCGCCGCCGTGTGAGCCCGTGCGCCTCGTGCGCGAGAGCTCGGGCGCCATCCGCGCCATGACGCCCGCAGAGCTGGCGGCGGCCGACAAGGGCGAGCCGGCGACGCCCAGCGCGTCCCAGGACGCCCAGCGGCTCGTGTACGCGCTGCGGACGGCCGTCGAGCCGGTGATGACGCTCAAGGCGCTGCGCGAGCTCGGCGTCGGTCGGATGCAGCGCCGCAGCGCCGCGATCAAGCACGCTGTCACCGAGGAGTGGATTGCCACGGACGCGCGTGGACAGTACTTCGTCACCGACAAGGCTCTTACCGCGGAGTCCGGACGTATCACGGATCCGAAGGAGGAGTGGGGTGGATAAACGTGTACCCGACCGGCGGGAACACGCCGGGAACACGGTACATGTACCCATGTACCCGGATGTACCCAGCGAGTCCGGTACACGCAAACCGCGTGTTCCGTTCCCTCCCTTTGCGGCCTTTGAGGCCGCAAGGGAAGGGTACACGCGGTATCCAGTCGAGGGACCACAAAACGTGTACCCGAACGATTCACGGGTACACGCTGGGAACACGCAGCAGCTCCTCGGCGGTGGACGGACTCGGTATCACGCTCCGGCCTGGCCGTGGGCCGAGGTCGTCGATGCGGCTCGGCCGTGGGCACGCACGACCGTGTGGCTCGGAGGTGTAGTGTGAGCACCCGGGCCGCAACGGGCCGCAAGCGTCGGCGCAGTGACGCTTTGTCACGCGAGGACGTGGTGCGTCTCGCGCTGCTGCGCATGTCGGCGGCCGAGATCGCGGCCGAGCTCGATGCTGCACCCGACACCGTCTCGTCGATCTTGCGCGAGCCTGCGGTCGTCGAGGCCATCGACGCGGCCGAGCGCACGGCGCTCGAGGATGCGCAGAAGGGCCTGCGCACGCTCACGCGAAAGGCGATGCGACGGCTCGCGCAGCTCGTCGACAGCAAGGATGAGCGCATCTCGCTCGCGGCGAGCACGGCCGTGCTCACGAAGGCCGGCGCCGACGCGCCCGCCAAGAGCGAAGCGAAGAACCAACTCACCGGCGCCGACGGTGCGCCGCTGATGCCATCGACGCCCATCTCGATGGCCGAACGCAAGGCGCGCGCTCTCGCAGAGCTTGCCGCGCTCGAGGAGACCGAGCGCGACCTCGAAGAGCTCACCGGAGGCAAGGCACCATGACCGACGAACACGACCGCAGCGGCCCCACGCGCATGGCACGCGACCTTGGCAAGACGGCTCGAGCTGCGCATCTGCTCGATCGCGCGCAGGGCCCGGCCACGCTCGAGGAGCGGCGCGCGCTCCGTGACAACGCGGCGAACGAGCAGGAGTCACTCGCCGCGCAGATGATCCGGATTCGCGATCACTACCTGCAGTCGGCGTTCGCGCTCGTCGCTGTGCGATGCGACGACGAGGCCGACGCGCAGAAGCGCATGCGCGTCGAGATGAACGATCGCTCGCGGCGGCGTCTGCCCGTGTACGTGGTCTTTCTCGACGGCGTGGCCGCGTGGCAAGGCGCGTTCGAGCTCGGCCAGGTCGACGAGGGCCAAGCGACGTGGCGCGAGCGCTGGCTCACGTACGCGTCGCGCGAGCTCCCTGCGTGGCAGCGGTGGCGCGCGGAGCCGCGTTGCATGCTGCTCGACGTCGAGGGCGTGAAGGTCGCCAAGGCGCAGCGCAGCGCGACGGGCAATGTCGAGGACTCGATCATGCACGAGGGGCGGGGCGAGACCGACGCAGCCGCGGTCGAGGCGCTTTATCGCGGCATGGATGCCGCGCCGATCGATGTGGTCGCACCGCCGACGGCCGAGGAGCAACTGCAGTGAACGAAACGAACGATCTTGCGCGACCCGACACGCGCGTCCTCGACACGTCTGCAGACGTGAGCGAGGCAAAGGGGCTACCAGACCTCGTCGGAGCTATCCCCGTGGCCGCAGCGCCAGTGCTCTGGACGCTGCGGCACATCCGCACCGACGAGGACATGCGCGCGTCGCTGAGCTTCATCCTCTCGACGTGGAGCGACAGCTACCACGACGGATCGCGCGAGGTGCAACACCTGGCGTTTCGCCGGTACCGCGACCGCATGCACAAGCGCATCGACCGCACGCTGCGCCGACCGCAGACGATCGTGGTTGTCGCATCGCTGCCCGATGACCCGACGCATCTGCTCGGCTACCTCGTGCACGAAGAGGGCACGCTGCACTACGTCTACGTCCGGCCCGCGCGGCGTCGCTATGGCCTCGCGACGGCGCTGCTCGAGCACTGGCTCAGCAGCTGCCCCGCCGTCGAGGCGAGCCACGACACGAAGCAAGGCGCGAAGATCATTCGCGCGCTGAACATGACCTACAACCCGCTCGCAGTGGAAGGTGCCGAATGATCTCTCTGACGTTCCTCGAGGCCGTGTCCGTGATCGAACCGCTCGGCCGGCTCAAGAACATGACCAACCGTGTGACGAACGGAAAGAGTGCAGGAGAGAGCGGCGGATACGTGCTCACCGCGTTTCCGCATGGGTGGCTGATCACGCATCCCGCGTCGGCCAAGAGCAAGCTCGACTTCCCCGACACGTTCGTGCCCAACACGAACATTCGGCAGGTCGAGGGGCTCGAGGAAGAGCTGCGTGCGGCGTACGCGCCCAAGGCATCCGCGACGAAGTGACTGACGCGGCACGCCAGTGCGGCGGGTGCACCGCCTGTTGCTTCGTGATGGGGATCGACGATCTGTCGAAGCCCCCGCGCGAGCGCTGTCCGCGCCAGCGTCCGGGCCGATGCGGCGACTACGACAGCCGTCCTGCGGAGTGTCGTGACTTCGTGTGCGGGTGGCTCGCTGGCGTCGGCACGGACGCGGACAGGCCGGACCGCAGCGGCGTGGTGCTCGTGACTGGCCCCGGGTGGGTGTCGGTCAACGAGGATCGTGCGGGCGCCGCCGAGTCGCCGTTCGCGCGTGCCGTGATGCTCAAGGCCGTCGACGCCGGCATGCGCGTCTACGTCACGCGGCGGTCGGGCCTGACGCAGCTCATGGGGCGAGGGCCGCGCGCGTGAACGGCCTGACGCAGATCCCGTTCTGCCCGCACACACCCACGCGGCGTCAGCGGCTGTTCCTCGCGCTCATGGGACGCGAGGCGCTCTACGGAGGTGCGGCGGGCGGCGGCAAGAGTGACGCGCTCATCATGGCCGCGCTGCAGTTCGTGCACGTGCGCGGCTACAACGCGCTGCTGCTGCGCCGCACGTACGCCGACCTGTCGAAGCCCGAGGCGCTGATGGACCGCGCGCGCGACTGGTTCTCTCCGTACATCGAGACGCACGGTGTGCGGTGGGTCGATAAGGAGAAGCGCTGGCTGTTTCCGTGCCTCGGCGGCGGCTTCGCGTCGATCGGCTTCGGCTACATCGCGCACGAGAACGATGTCGAGAACTACCAGGGCGCCGCATACCAGTTCGTGGCCTACGACGAGACCACGCACTTCACGCTGCGGCAGTACACGTACCTGTTCTCGCGACAGCGCAGGCTCGTCGGCGTCGATATCCCGCTGCGAATGCGCGCGGCCACGAATCCAGGCGGCGTCGGGCACGCGTGGGTGATGGCTCGTTTCGGGCTCGAGAAGACGGGGCGGCAGAAAGACGCGTGGACCGAGAAGCGCGACGACGGCGACCGGGTCATCACCAAACGCGATCGGCCGTTCGTGCCGGCGCGCATGGACGACAATCCACACCTCGATCAGGCGACTTACAACGAGCAGCTCGCCGAGCTCGACCCCACGCGGCGCGCACAACTCGCCGACGGCGTGTGGATTCAGGACGGTAAGCAGAAGATCTTCCACTACCAGTCGGCCTACGACGTCCAGGCGCTGCCGTACCTGCCCGACGACCCGAGCGGGCAGCTGTGGATCCGCGTGTTCATCGTTGACCTCGGTGCGAGCACGAATGATCGCACCACATCGTTCACGCGTCTGGCGTACCACCCGTACATCCGCGACTCTGTGTTCGTAGAGTTTTCGCGCAAGAAGGCCGGCGAGGACCCATGGACGATCGAGAAGGCATGCACCGACGCGATCGAGACGTGTGGCGGCGACCTCACGATCGTCATGGACGAGGGCGCGCTCGGCAAGGGCTACGGCAACGGCATCCGATCGCGCCACGACATCCCGCTCATCCCCGCCGAGAAGAGCGAGAAGCGGGCTAACACGCGACTGCTGCGCGCCGCGATGGAGCGCGGGCACATCCACTGCCTCGCGGGCCAGTGCCAGGATCTCATCGACGAGATCGACGTGCTCATCTTCGACGACGACGGTCTAGATGCGATGCCGGGCATGCCCAACCACTGCGCCGACGGGCTGCTGTACGGCTGGCGCTGGACGCACGCGCATCGTGGACAGAAGCCGCCCGACGATCCGCCGGAACAGACTCCCGAGTGGTGGGCTCGCTATGAGCGAGAGCAGCGACAGAAGGACATCGACGCGATCCAGGAAAAGCAGGCCGCGGACGGATTCACGAGGTGGTGAGATGGAAGACGAGCAGAACAAGAGTCTGAACGAGGCGCTGCGCGCGATCCGCGAGCTGCGCGGCATGGGTGCCGTGTCGGTGACCGTCGGCGCGGTGTCGGCGACGTTCGCGCCGCTGCAGCAGGTCACGACGGGCGATCTCGAGGTGGTCGAGACGCCCGAGCAGAAGAAGATCCGAGAAGAGCGCGATCTCTTCTACTCAGGAGGTTGAGCGATGCCCTTTCCGACAGCAGAGACACGTACGAACACGCAGCTGCAGTGGTGGCGTGGCAACCAGGATAACCCGGGTGCGACCGGCGACGGGCTCGTTGCATACGCCAAGGCGCTCGAGGATCAGTCGTCGACGAAGAACCGTGAGGAGCGGTTCCGACGCTACGCACGGATGTTCGGCAACGCCGAGATCCTCGGGTTGCGTCCGTGGGAGTACCAGCATCGGCAGAGCGAGACGCGCGTCACGCGGAACGTGATCGCGAGCTGCGTGGAGACGGCCAAGGCGATGATCGCCGCGAACCGTCCCGCGCCGAAGTTCCTCACCAACGGGGCCGACTTCAAGCTTCGTCGCAAGGCGATGAAGCTGAACAAGTTCGGCAAGGGCCTGCTGCACGCATCGGGTTTCTACGATGTCGCGCCGCGCATGTTTCGCGACGGCGGCGTGTTCGGCACGGGCTTCATCAAGATCCTCACCGAGGGCCGCAGCATCCGCGCCGAGCGCGTGTTCCCGTGGGACATCCTCGTCGAGGACGCCGACGGCATGAACATGGAGCCGCGCACGCTCGTGCAGCGGATGTATGTCAGCAAGGACGTCGCCAAGGCGATGTGGCCGGAGTTCGCCGAGCAGATCGAGAAGGCGCGGCCGATCGAGCGCGGGCCTGGCGACTCGGGCGCGAGCGACATCATCGTGATGTACGAGGGTTGGCACCTGCCAAGCATCGAGAAGGGCAAGGACGGCCGCCACGTCATCGCGATCGACGGCTGGGCGCTGCTCGACGAGGCGTGGGATCGCCCCGAGCACCCGTTCGTCGTGTTCCGCTGGGAAGATCCGATCGCGGGCTTCTGGGGGCGCGGCATCGCCGAGCAGCTGCAGGGGCAGCAGATCGAGATCAACCGCCTGCTGATCAAGGTGCAGGAGAGCTTCCACATGGGAGGCATGTACAAGGTGATCCTGAACGCGAGCTCGGGCGTGCCCAAGGCTCACGTGAACAACCAGATCGGCGTGGTGTACGTCGTCAACAACGGCACGCAGGCACCGACCATTGTCGCGCCGCAGACGGTGCACCCCGAGATCTTCATGCAGATCGACAAGCTCGAGACGAAGTGTTTCGACGAGATCGGGATCTCGCAGATGGCAGCGCGCAGCGAGAAGCCGACCGGGCTCGACTCGCGTGTGGCGATTCGCGAGTACAACGACATCAAGAGCGACCGCTTCGTGATGGTCGGCAAGGAGTGGGAGCGCTGCCACCTGCTTGCGGTGAAGCTCGGCCTTGCCGAGGCGCGCAAGATCAAGGGCTTCACGGTCGACGTGCCGGACAAGAATCAGAAGGTCGAGATCCGCTGGACCGACGTCGACCTCGATCGCGACGCGTACATCCTGCAGTGTTTCCCGACGTCGGTGCTGCCGCAGACGCCGGCGGGCCGCATCCAGGGCATTCAGGATCTGGTCGAGCTCGGCGCGCTGCCGCAGGACAGCATCCTCGAGATGCTCGACGCGCCGGATCTCGAGGAGATCACGGATCTCGCCACGAGCTCGCGTCGTGCCGTGCGCGCGCGCGTCGAAGCGATGCTCGACGAGCCGGACATGGAGAAGGCGTGGCAGGCGCCCGACCCGCGCATCAACCTCGCGCAGGCGATCCAGTACGTGAACGCGGTGTACCTCGAGGAGCAAGAGAAGGGCTGCCCCGAGGAGCGTCTCGACCTGCTGCGCGACTACGTCGATGAGTGCATCGAGCTGCTCAAGAAGACGATGCCGCAGCCTACCCCCACGCCGCCCCCCGGCGGACCGCAGCCGGTCGCCGCAGCCCCGATCCCCATGGCCGCCTGAGGAGAGAACATGCCCGACGAAGCAACGACACCGATCGCTCCCGCCACGGCGCCCGCTGGCGGCCTCACCGCATCGCCGCCGCCCGCAGTCGTCACCCCGGCGGCGAAGCCCGACGCCAAGGCGGCAGAGGCGCAGAAGCCGGCACCGTCGTCGGCCGAGTGGAACAAGCTGAACGCGAAGGAGCGACAGCAGCGAACCACCGACGAGACGCTCAAGAAGCAACGCGAGGAGCTCGGCACGCAACAGGCCGCGCTCGCAGCCAAGCAGTCGGAGATCGACGCGATCAAGAGCGGTGACCCTGCGAAGATCATCGAGCTGCTCGGCGGGCTCGAGGGCTACAACAAGCTCACCTCGCACCTGCTGCAGCAGCGCGCGGCGGCGAAGAAGACAGGTGCGCCGGCGCCGACCGTGCAGAACATCGACGCGGTGGTGGCGAAGGCCATCGCCGATCACGAGGCGAAGAAAGAGCGCGAGGCCACCGAGGCCAAGACGAAGGCAGAGGCAGAGGCGAAGAAGGCCGCCGACGCACGCTTCGCGCAGCTCTCGACCGAGTGCGCGGAGCTCATCGCCACCGACGCCGAGCGCTTCACGCAGCTGCAGCTCGAGACAGGCAAGCAGCCCGGGATCCTCGAAACGATGCTGCGTGAGGTCGAGGGCTTGATCATGCGCCCCGAGGGGTGGACGGTTGGCACCAAAACCTTGAAGGGAACGGCGACACTTGACCAAGCGCTAGATCTGCTGGAGGATGCGTTGGTCGAGAGAGCGGCAACGTTCGCCTCGGCAAAGGTAAGGGCCAGACTGGCGGCAACGTCGAGTCAGGCAGAGAAGCCCGCAGAGCAAGGCGGCACGAGGAAGAGCGAGTCGGGTGGTCCGACGACGCTCACGACCCGACTCTCGCAAGAGTCGACGCTCACCTCGCGCCCCGCGGAAGCGGCCGCACCGACTGGCGAGAGCCCGTTGGCGCGTAAACAGCGTGAGGAACGGGAGTCGCTCGAGCGAGCAATCGCCGACACCTCTACGATCCTGAACCGCAAGAAATAGCGGGGCTCGGTCGCGAGGTGTCCACGAGGGCGCCTCATGGCCGAAATGGATCTCACGGCGTTCACGCCGGTTCTCAAGAGCGTATTCGCACCCTCTCTCAAGGAGGAAGTCTACAAGGGCTCCGTTCTCATGGGCCTGCTGCCCAAGGACGAGAACGCCGCCGGGCTCGGCGAGCTCATCAAGGTGCCGCTGCGGTACGGCGACCCGCAGGGACGTTCCGCAGATCCGAGCAAGGTGCTCGGCGTCTCCACGTACCAGACGCCCTCGCAGCTCGCGGCGTTCGCGCTGCAGACCAAGAACGACTACTGCTCGTGCCGGTTCACGGGCGAGGTCATCGATCGGTCGAAGAGCGACGCGGGCTCGTTCGTCCGTGCGGCGAAGACCGAGATCGAGGCGGCGCTTCGGCAGCTCAAGCGCTCCGCGGTCCACTCCGCGTACCACAACGGTGGCGGCGCGATCGGCCGCATCGACACCACGGCGACGGTGGCGAGCGCGACGCTGATCCTCACGGACCCCGCCGACTCGGTGTGGTTCGAGGTCAAGCAGACGCTGGAAGCCGCGAGCACGGACGGCACCAGCGGTTCGCGCCGCGTGGGCTCGGCGCAGATCAGCGCGATCGACCGCGCGGCCGGCACGATCACGACGGCCGGCGGCAACTGGTCGACGCAGATCACGTCGCTGCAGACGAGCGACTACCTGTTCCCGATCGGCGACTTCGGGATCAAGTACCCGGGGCTCGACGCGTGGCTGCCGCTGACGGCGCCGAGCGCGACGACCTTCTACGGCGTCGATCGCTCGGTCGACTCGGTGCGCCTCGGCGGCGTGCGCTCCACCTCCGCGTTCACGGGCGTGCCGATCGAGGAAGCGCTGCTCGCGATGGTCGAGCTCGTCTCGCGCCAGGGCGGCAACCCCGAGACGATCCTCATGCACACGCAGGACTTCGCGAACCTGCAGAAGTCGCTCGGCACGCGTGCGCGCTACGTGATGACCCCGTCGTTCGACGAGCCGAAGATCGGCTACAAGGCGATCGAGATCATCCTCGGCGACTGCGAGGTCCGCATCTACGCGGATCGTGACTGCATCCGCGGCCGCGTGTTCGTGCTGCAGCTCGACACGTGGAAGCTGTACTCGCTCGGCGGCATCCCGAAGAAGCTCAACAACGACGGCCTCGACATGCTGCGTGTCGTGACGGCCGACTCGGTCGAGTTCCAGGGCGTCTATCGCGCGTGCCTCGGCAGCGACGCGCCGGGCTTCAACGGGCAGTTCCAGATCGCCTGAGGACGCCATGGCAGACCGCACATTCCACCCGCTCGACGGCTCGCTCGACCGCAAGGTCGTCGAGCTGTTCGGGCACCTGACCATCGGCGCCACCGGCGCGATCACGGCAGAGGACTCGAACGGGTTCTCGACGGCGCGCACCGGCGTCGGCCTCTACACCATCACGCTGCAGGACAAGTATCCGCGCTCGCCCGCGGACTACGTGACCAAGGGCACGTTCACGAGCCCGCTGCTCGACATGGACTTCCTGATCCTCGACGCGGGCACGCGGTCGTTCCTGCAAATGTCGATCGTCTCTCAGACGGTTCACACCGACGGGAAGATCAACATCGTGTTCGACAGCTCCGCCAACACGCCGGCCGACCCGAACAGCGGCTGCACCATCCGACTCCGCATCGTCCTCAAGAACAGCTCGACTCCGCGAAAGGGAATGTGACGCCATGACCGATTACCTGATTCCGCTCGGTACCGTGGGTCCCGCCAATCTCGCGGACGGCCAGCAGGGTTGGCCGATGCGTACCGATCGCACCGGCGCGCTCGTCACCCACGTGGCGAACGGCAGCAAGTACGAGCACAACGCGCGCGGCAAGCTCTATCACGTGTGCGCCGGCTCGGCGTCGGGCGCGCTGACCGGTGTCACCGTGATCGCCGAGATGGTCTCGCCCCCGGCGGCGACCAAGAAGACGGTGCTCTCGCTCTACAACCCGGGTGGGTCGGGCGTGGACGTCGTCGTGCTCAAGTCGTGGCTGAGCGACGTGAGCGGCACGCCGGGCGTCGGCGCCTGGTCGTGGTGCGTGAGCTTGCTGAACGGCGTGGCGATGACGGCCACGGAGAACTGCACGCCGATCGCGGTGCGCACGGGCGGTCGCGGCCTCGCCAAGGGGTTCAGCAACACGGCGCTCACGGCGGGCCTCGTGCACGCGCTCGTGCGTCCGTTCGGGCACGCCCCGTTCGGCGGCGCGATCGCGGCCGCGGGCCAGGACATCTCGAGCATCGACAACACCGACGGCGACATCGTCTGTCCGCCGGGCGGGATCATCTCGATCTGCCCGCCGGCGACGGGCACGACGCACATCGTCGTGGCCGGCATCACGTACGCCGAGATCCCGATCCAGTCGGGCGCGTGAGCTCGGTGGCGGGCGCAGCAACAGGCGAGAAGGACCCCATCGGCGCCATGCTGGGACTCGTGTCCCGCACGGATGCCGGTGGGGCGCCCGGCACGACGCCGGAAGAGGCGGGCGAGCGGGGCGAAGGCGGCGACGTCGACGTGGAGGCGGAAGCCTTCAACGCGGCAGCCTCGGAGCTGCTCACAGCGTTCGAGTCGAAGAACGTTAGCGGGATTGCCGCCGCGCTTCGGGCGGCGTGCGAGGCGCACTACGGCGCGGAGAAGCGCGAATCGGAGTGAGGTGATCACGTGGCTCGGACTCGGACACTGTTGGAGCTTCGGACTAAGGTGCGGCAGCGCGCCGACATCGAGGGCGATCCACACGTCACCGACGCCGAGCTGACGGGCCTCATCAACGACAGCTGCGCGGCGCTGCACGCGCTGCTCATCGAAGTCGACGAGATGTGGTTCTTCAACCAGATGTCGCTCACGACAGCACCTGGTGTCGAGGCGCTCGCCGTGTACATCGATAGCGGTGGCGGGGCGACAAACTTCTACAAGCTGCTGCACGTCGAAGCGACGATCGGCGGGATCGTGGTGCCGCTCGAGCGCTGGACGTTCGAACGGCGCACCTACTACAAGAACGCTTCGACGTGGGGAGTGGCGCAGTGGCCAATCGCCTACCGCCTCTCGATCGTCAGCACGAAGGCGTACCTGTACTTCGCCCCCGTACCCGACGGCGCCTATCCGATCACGGTCGGCTACGTGCGCTCGTTCGCTGATCTGGTGAACGACGCCGATGTGTTCGACGGCATGGACGGCTGGGAAGAGTGGGTGATCTGGGACGCGACGATCAAATGCCTCGTGAAGGAAGAGAGCAGCATCGTCGACGCCACGCGCGAGCGTGACGTGGTGCTCGTGCGGATCTCGTCGCAGATGGCGACGCCCGACCGCGACCAGCCCGATGTGACGCGCGACGTTCTCAACCAGACGTCGGTCAATCGATATCAGGTGCGCTCGTGACGACGGCCAACATCGCGCTCGTGAGCACGGGTCGGCCCGAGCACACGGAGCTCGAGGCGGCGATCCGGCGCGCGCTCGATCAGGCGCACGGCCAGATCAACGACGCCGAGAGCTACGCGGCGGCCGGCGGCACCGTGTGGGCCGCGCCCGCGCCAACGACGCAGGACGAGGCGATCACGCGGCTTGCTGCAGCCGTCGCCGGCCTGCTCGGGAGCCCGATCCCGTGAGCCTCGACAAGCGCGTGGTGACGGTGCCGCTCGTCGATGGCCTTTCGGACAACGACGACAACTTCGCGAGCGATCCGCCCGGGTGGGTGGACATCGCCGAGGTGCGCTGGTCGCGCGACAAGCAGATCGGCAAGCGCAACGGCGTCGCGGTCGACGTCTCGCATGTGACCGCTCCGGCGGGCACCGCGAAGGCGCCGAACGCCATCGCCGAGCTCGACGGCGTGCCGCACCTGCTCACGGCCGACGGGACGCTGCGACGTGATCCGATCACGCACGCGTGGAGCTTTGTGAACACGGCGGCGCCGCGGCCCTCCCGTGTCGTCACCGATCCGCTCGTTCGCGTGAATCAGACGACGAACAAGAGCGACGTGGCCGTGGCCGGCAACATCGCGTGCGCGGTGTGGGAAGTCGTCGCGCCGACGAGCGCCGTGCCTGTCGTGTACTACGGCTTCTGGGACATCAGCGGCGATGTGCCGCGTTCGCTGTCGCCGCCGACCCGGATAGTGGGCATGACGGGCAACGCGCCACGCGTGGTCGCGCTCGCCTCGCGCTACTTCGTGATGACGTGGATCGAGGTCCCCACGGGCGCGCGGCACATCTACGCGGCGGCGTACGACACGACCGCGGGCACGTACACGTTCGGCGCGCCGACCGTCGTCGACACGATCGGCGTGGGCGGCTCGAATCAGTACGCGCTGGGCACGAGCGCCGACCTCTCGAGCTTCGCGCTGCTCTCGTACCTGACGGGCGCGGCGAGCTTCGTGAAGAAGCTGGACAACACGGCGGCGGTCACCGCGTCGATCGCGCTCGCGGCGACGTCGGGCGCGCAGCACGTGATCCACAACAGCACGATCAGCAAGGTCGTGGTGATCGGCAGTGTGGGGACGATCACGCACTGCGCCGACACGCTCGCCGGCGTGGGCACGGTCGTGACGCCGTTCGTGAACCCCGCGAGCGGCGCCTACACGGGCACGTTCGTGCGCGCGACGATCGGGTTGTGGAACTCGAGCGGGCAGATGCTCGTTGTGCGCTCCACGGCGGGGCCGCACGGCACCGCGCTCGCGGGCCCGATGGGCCTGCAGATCGCCGTACTCAGCACCGCGTTCGCGGTCGTGTACGACGGCGCGAGCGTGATCGGTGGCGTCGCGCTCGCCGGCCACTGTACGCCGTTCATCACCAAGACGGCGTGCAGCTATTTCGCGGTCTCGCACGAGTCGGCGTACTTCACCGCCGATCAGGATCCGACCGACAGCGTGCCGGCCGTGTGCGCGTTCCGCACGGCCCCCGTGGCGTTCGTCGTGCGCGCGCTCGTCGACGGCTCGAACCTCATGCAGCTCGCGACGGTCGCGCGCTACGGCCAGGACGCGATCGAGCTGTTCGGCAACACGCTGATCGGCACAGCCGCGATCGGCGCCGCGAGCTCGCACTTGCCGCACCTGGCGTACGACCCGTCGGCGACCGATCCGCGGCTCGTCACCGCGTACCCGGCGCGGCTCGCCGACTTCCTCGGCGGCGGCCTCGGCTTCCACAAGCGCGGGATCGATCTCGCGCAGATCTGGCCGCACACGACGACGCCTGCGCGCAACGTGAACGCGCAGGCGCTGCGCATCATCGGCGCCGGCCACGGCACGAGCTGCATCGACGGCCTCGAGCACGCCGAGATGACGCCGCCGGCGGCGCAGTGGCTCGAGATCAGCGGCTCCGATCCAGCGAGCCCGGGAAACTCACCGATCATCCACATCGATCTAACCGGGGCACCGTGGGGCGGACTGGGCAATCCGAACCCTAATAAACAGTGGGGATTCTGCGTCGTCTGGCGCTACATCGACGCCCGCGGGGCAATCCATCGCGGTCCGCCTTCGTCCGTGTACTACTCGCTTGTCGCGGAGTTGAATGGCGGCGGCGGCGCGGCGGCCAAGCTCGTGTTCGAGCCGTGGCGCCCGGTGGGCCTGCTTGGCGATCGTGGCGTGACGCCAGAGGTCGAGGTCTACGCGTGCCCATACGACGGCAACGGGGACTTCCGGCTGCTGGGCATCGTCACTCCCGTGGTCGACACGACCGTCGACGAAGGGCGCGTGTACGTTGCATTGACGTTCGGCGGCACCCCGCTGCCCTACTCGGTTGAGGTCTCTGGCTGGGACGCGACCGATCCGCGCAACGCGATCCCGCGCTCGCTCTACACAACTTCGTTCGCCGGCTCCGAGCTCGCGGCCACGCCGTCGCCCGCGCTGCTCTCGATCTGCTCGACGCAGTCGCGGCTTTGGGGCCTCAGCGGCGAGGATCGTCTCGACGTCTGGTACACGAAGCCCATCGCGCTCGGCTACGCGCCGGAGTGGAGCGACACGCTGCGTGTGCGCATTCCGCAGGACGGCGGTCCGTCGATCGCCATCGCCGCGATCGACGACAAGGTCATCGTCTTCAAGCGCACGCGTGTGTTCTTGATCGAAGGCGACGGCGGCGACTCGTCGGGCAACAACAGCTCGCTGCGCCCGCCGCGGCTTGTCTCGTCCGACGTCGGCTGCGACAGCGTGGAGAGCGTCGTTGAGGGGCCCTTCGGCGTCATCTTCCACAGCGAGCGCGGCTTCATGCTGCTCGGCCGCGACCTCACGTACAACTTCGTGGGTGCGCCGGTGATGGATCAGCTGTCGACGGCCTCGCCCGACGGCTTCGCGCGCAGCGTCGTCAGCGCGTGCATCATCCCGAGCGAGACCGAGGTCCGCTTCGCGCTCAAGACGGCGCGCGCGAGCAACTCGGGCCTCGGGCTCGTGTGGAACTACCGCCTCAATCGGTGGACGCGTCGCGGGGTGTCGGTGCTGCCGATCGCATTCAACGCGAACGTGGGCGGCGTCGAGTGGTTCGATGCTTTCCACACGGGCAACGGCTCGGATATCTACTACGAGACGCCGCTGCTCTGGACGCTCGCGCCGTTTCAGATGTCGATGGTGTCGTCGTGGATCAAGCTCAACGGCCTGGCCGGCTTCGGTCGCCTGTGGCGCGCGGTGTTCCTCTTCCGTCACTACGACGCGGCAGAGGCGGCGACCGGCATCCAGATCTCGTGCTCGGTCGACTACTCGAACACCCTCGATGCGGCGCGCTCGTGGTCGCCGGCTGACGTCGTCGCCCTCCGGGACGCGTCGGGGCGTGTGGAGCTTTCGGTCAAGCCCGTCGTGCAGAAGTGCGAAGCGGTGCGCTTCACGATCACCGAGACCGACGACGCGAAGATCAACGCGGGCCGCGGCTTCGATCTCATCGGCGTCACGCTCGAAATCGGCGTGAAGCCCGGTGCCTACAAGCGGCTCGGCGCCGCAGCGAGGAAGTGACCCATGGCTGTTCGTCCAGGCACCGGCGGCGCGCTCGAGGGTCTCTACGGAGCTTTCGGCAATCCCACATCGCAGGACCGCGAGCGGCTCTACGGGCTGCAGACGGGCGCGCTCGCGAGCCGCATTTCGCAGGGTCAGGCCGACGCACGGCGTGCTGCAGCGTCTGGCGCGGCCACGGCCGTGGGCGGCGGCAATCCGTTCCTCGCGCAGCGGCTCGGCGCGCAGGCGGGCGGTGATGCCGCGGGCCGCGTCGCGTCGCAGGGCGTCGTGCAGCAGCGCGAGCTCGGCGCGCAGCAGCAGCAGCAGGAGATCGCGGCGCGCCAGCATCAGGGCCAGTTCGGGCAGCAGATGGTGGGTGGGTTGCTGAACGCTGGCGGGCAGGTGCTCGGCATGGCCGTGCCCGCGCTCGGTGCGCTGGGCGGTGCGTCGCACATGCTCGGCGGTGCGGGCGGCGCAGGCGCGCCTCAGCAGGGCGGCAGTCCGCTCGGCGGCCTCGGTGGTCTGCTCGGCGGCGGCGCGGGCGGGATGCTCGGCAGCATCCTCGGTGGCGGTGGCGGCTCGCAGCCGATGCCGCAGGGCTCGACGCTGCTCGGTCCCGGCGGGCAGGGGATCCCGCAGACGGCGCAGCCGCCGGGTCCGCCGCCGCCCGGCATGCGCTGGGACCCGATGACAAATCAGTGGGTACCCATCACCGCCGGGGGTGCGTGATGCCGCCCGAGGAGATCGCACGCCAGGCCGCGCTCTACGGCATGCCCGTCGAGCACTTCGCTGATCACTCGATCGTGCACACGCCAGACGGGCCGATGCCGATCGCGCACGGCCCGTCGCTGTCGTCGCACCCGTCGGCCGTGCTGCCGCCGCGCGATGCCGCGCCGACGGCGCCGGCGGCCGCTCCGGCGCCGAGCCACGCGCATGCGCGGCCGACGCGGCACATCGTGTTCGCCGACGATCCGGGTGGCGGCCCGATTCCGGGCGGCGACGCGCTGCAGACCGTGCGGCACCTCGACGCGATGCGTGCGCAGGCCGAGGAAGGTGCGCGCCAGGAACGGCTGCGGCAGTTCGAGGCCGAGGAAGCGCAGCAGCTCGCGCGCATCGAAGATCACGGACGCACGCCCGAGCAGGAGCGCACGCGCGAGCTCGAGGCGCGCGAGGCGCGCGAGGCGCAACTGCCGACGGTCGGCGCCGACGGGACGCTGCCGCCCGAGTGGCAGCGGTTCGAGGCCCAGCAGGAAGAGATGCAGCGCCAGATCGGCGATCTCTCCGGGATGATCGGAAGCGGCTCGCTTCACCGAGCGGCGACGGCGCACGGTGTGGCTCCGCGACCGGCTCGCGATGCAGCGCGTGTGACCGCGAGTCCCGAGGCGCAGGACCGCGTCACGGCCGATCTGATGACGCAGCGGCCGGATCTCGGGTACGGCCCCGAGGCCGTCGTTGGTCCGCGGCCCACCGCGCCGGCCGCGCCTCCTCCCCCGGCCGCGCCGGTGCCCGTGGGCAGCGCTGACCCATCTGCGCTCGGCTCCATCGCCGCGAGCGCGCCTGGCTCGTTCGTGCCGAGTGATGCGCCGATCGATACCAGCGGACGCACCCCACAGGCGGGCGCGTGGGTCGACGACGGGATCATGGGCGCGCCGCGCGCGGTCCCGGGCGATCCGACGTCGCCGCCCATCGCGAGCTCGGCCGCTGGCGGCGCGACCGCGCCGCACGTCGGCGGGCCTCGTCGTGTCGGTGGCGCGATCCCGATGCCACCGACACAGCCCGGCATGCCGCTCCCGGCGCCGGCCTCCGACGCGATGATCGGCCAGCTCGCTGGCGACTACGCGCCTGCGCGTCGCGCGCCCGATCTCGTCGATCGACAGCAGTTCCTCGATCAGCAGGTGGCGGCCGCGGGCCGCGAGGACGCGATCCGGCAGGCTGCGGCCGAGCGCGAAGCCGAGCAGCAGCGGCAGGCGCTCGAGCAGGACCGCGCGCACGCGATGCTCGGCGCACGTCAGGCGTACCAGAACGCGATCGAGCGCGTGTCGTCGGCGCGCCTCGATCCCTCGCGATGGTTTCGCGACCAGGGTGCGGGCGGCACGATCGCAGCGACGCTTGCCGTCGGCCTCGGTGCGCTCGGGCAGGCGTTCAGCGGCGGCGACCGCAACCTCGCGCTCGAGGAGATCAACCAGGCGATCGATCGCGACATCGAAGCGCAGGGCGCCGACATCGAGAGCGGCCGCGCTGCCGCTGACCTGCAGGGAAACATGCTCGGCATCATGCGCAGCGAGTACGGCGATCGCGACGCTGCGCGCGAGGCTGCTCGAGCGGCGATGCTGCGCCAGGTCGCGCTGCAGACGCAGGCGCACACGGCCGACCTCGCCGACGACGAGGCGCGCCTGCACGCCGACCAGACGCGCGCGCAGCTCGAGCAGGCCGCGAACGAAGCCGACGCCGCGGCGGTTACGCAGGAGCTCGCGTGGCGGCAGAGCGCGGCCCAGACGGCGCGTCTCGAGGCGCAGGCCGCGCACGAGCAGCGGCTCGCGTTCGGTGGCGGCGGCGCACCGCGCCCGCATCCGCCGACCCATGCGATCATGCAGGCATACAACGACTGGATGCAGCTGCATCCGGGGCACTCGCACGAAGAGGGCTGGTCGATTGTGGGCGGTGAGGGGCCGCCGCCGTCGACGACGGGGCTCTACGTGCCGATGTCGAGCGCAGAGGCTGGGACGGCAGCGAGCGTGTCGAGCGCGCTGGATGATCTCGAGCGCGTCGCAGCCATGGACGACATCCCCGGCGTGGGCGCGTTCGATTCGCTGTTCAGCGCCGTTCCGGGCTCCGAGGCAGCGTTGATGCGACAGCGCATCACCAACACCGTCGACGCGATCATCCGACAGCGCAGCGGAGCGAACGCACCCGAGGCCGAACTCGCGATGTACCGCGGGCTCTTGAACGCCGGGAACGAGGCCGAGTTCCGAAACTACCTCGGCATCATTCGCCGCGATCAGGCCGCGCGTCTCGGTCGCACTGCGAGCGGTGACGCGGCACCCGATCGCGATCTCGCCGACGTCGGCGGGGAGTGGGTCGAGTGAGCGACTTCGACCTCATCGACTCGGCCACGGGACAGCCGACGCGCGTCTCGGCCGAGGAGGCGCAGCGCGGCCTCGCGTCGGGCGCGTTGCGTGCGGGCCGCGCGCTGCGGCTGCGGCACACGTCCGGCCGCGTCGCGGTCGTGCAGCCTGAGGGCGTCGCGCGCGCGCTGTCTGGCTCGTTCCGGCTCGACACGCCCGAAGACGAAGAGCGTCGCACGCGCCAGCGCGAGCACCCGATCCAGTCGCAGGTGGTCGAGCCCGTCGTCACCACCGCGGCGAGCGCGCTGCGCGGGCCCACGCTCGGCACCTCACGCGTGCTCGAGCACGGCCTCGGGATCGGCGAGGACATCGAGCGGATGCGCGAGGAGAACCCGACGGCCGCCGCGATCGGCGACGTCGGCGGGATCGCGCTGAGCATCCCCGAGGGCGGTGGCGCCGGCCTACTGCGCGGCACCGAGGCCGCGGGCGCCGCAGCCACGCGCGCGATCGCACCCGCTGGCGCCGCGCTCGGCCGTCGCGTGATCGGCTCCGCTGTCGGCAGCGGAGTCGAGGCCGGGCTGCAGGGCGCGATGATGCAGGGCGGCGAGATCCTCACCGAAGAGGCGCTCGGCGAAGATCCGGGCGACATCGCCGAGCGCATGATCACGTCCGGCGGCCTCGCGTCGCTGCTTGGCGTCGGGCTCGGCACGAGCGGCCGCTTGCTGCGCGAGGGCCGCGCTGCAGCGGGACGCAGCACGCGCGATATGGCGTCGCTGCTCTCGCGCTCGTTCGAGCAGCGGACTGGCCGTGCGCTCGACGACAGCGTCGCCTCGGCGCTCGCGGATCGCCTCGCCGGCGCGTCGTCACTCGCGAGCGGCGCACCGCGCGATGCGATCCGCGAGCTCGCATCGCCAGGCGCCGAGCGCATCGTGCTCCGCGGCCAGGACGCGCTCGAGCAGGGCTCGCGCCGGCTCACCTCGCACATGGATCACGCCGAGCGCGCGTACGACGCCGTTCGCGAAGCGATCACGGGCGCGAACAAAGCCGAGAGCGTCGAGCGCCTCATGGGTGGGGATCTTGGCGTGCAGCTGCAGCGCGCCGAAGAGCAGATCGGCGCCGCGCGTCGCATGGCCGACGACCTCGACCACCAGGTGCGCGTGTACGCCGGCGGCGACTACGGCCCGCGCGCACCGGGCGTGCTTCGGCCGCTGCGTGGCGCAGTCGAGCGTGCCGAGGATCGCATCGCGGCGCTTCGTGCGCGGCGCGGCGCGGGCTCGCAGGCCGACCAGGCCGAGGCGTTCGTTGCGCTCGACCAGCTGCGGCGCGATCTCGGCGGCTTCACCGAGCGGCTCGGCATGGGCGAGCGCGGGCCGATGTACGAGCAGTTCATGGCGACGCGCGCCGGCCTCGAGGACGCGGGGATCTGGGGCGCCGACGCCGCGGCGCTGCAGCGCGAGACCAACGCCGCATGGCATCCGCTGATCGCGGCTAGCGGTCCCTTCGAGCAGCGCTTCCTCACCGACGCCGGGCTCGCGTCCGGGTTCCGTACGTCCCGCGAGGCCGACTCGGCGCGCGTTCGCGCGTACCTCGACGGGCTCGGCACCGCGCGCAGCGAGACGGCCGAGACGGTGTGGTCGCGGCGCTACGAGGCGATGCAGGCGCTCAACGACGCGGCTCTCGCGCGTCACTCGCTCTCGCCGGCCGAGCGCAGTGCGGCGCTCTCGCTTCGTGACTCGCTCGCGGCGCTGCGGCGCACGCACGGCGAGATCGCGACCGACGCGACGCGCCTCCGGCAGTGGCAGGAGATCATGGGCGCGAGCTCGTCCGGCGCGGGCGGCCTGACGGGGCTCGTTGGCGCCGGCGCGCTCGGTGCGGGCATGGGCGCGATCGGCGCGCCGCTGCTCGTTGCGTCGCAGCTCGCGAACCCGGCGCGCGGCATCCGCATCCTGCAGACGCTGCGGCGCCTGTCGCGGCAGACCGACACGCGGATCCTGTCGAGCGTGCGCGGCTTCCTCGGCCGTGGCGCGCGTCGCGTCGCCGACTGGGGCTCGACGGCGGCCGCGGCTGGGCGGCGCGGTGCACGGCGCGGTGCGGCTGCGTACGCCGAGCGCGTGGCCGAGCTCGACCGGCACACCGATCCGCAGCAGCTGATCCGCCGCATCTCCGATTCGACTGCGGAGCTGACGCACGCAGCGCCGCAGACGCAGGCAGCCCTCGGGCACGCAGCCGCCCGCGCTGTCGCGTACCTGCAGGCGCAGCGACCGCGCGGGCGCGTGCTGCCCGGCGACATGCGGCACGAGCCGCGGCCGCCGTCGATCGAAGAGATGGACCGCTTTCTGCGCATCGCGCGAGCGGTCGACGATCCGGGCAGCGTGCTCGACGACCTGCGCTCGCGGCGGCTCACGCCCGAGGCAATCGACGCAGTGCGCGCGGTGTACCCGGCGCTCTATCGGCAGATCGTCGCGACCGTCATGCGCGAGATGGCTGAGGGCGAGCACCGGCCGAGCTACCAGGACCGGCTGCAGCTCGGCGTGCTGCTCGGGATCCCCACCGATCCGAGCCTCGCGCCCGAGTCGCTGCGCATCCTGCAGCAGGCGCACGAGGCCGCGAGCGCTGCAAACCCGCAGGCCGCGAGCGGCGGCGCGAGTCGCGGCGGCAGTGGTGGTGCGCCCGATCTCTCCCGCGGTCTTGCGGGCGCGAGTGACCGAACCGAGGAGCGCCGCGCTGCGGTGTGAGGAGCTGAGCCATGGCAGAGAGACACGCACCGAGCCCGATCGCCACCGAGGGAGCCGCGCAGAGCGTGCAGGCGTCGCAAGGCGGCCTGTACCAAGCGTCGACGACCGCGGCGGCCGAGTTCGACCTGCGCAAGTGGGTCGGGCGCTACGTGAAGATCACAGCGGTCGACGCCGACACGTACTTCCTCTTCGCCGAGGACACGGGCGCGACGATCGACGAGACCGCGACGGCATCGGCGGCGGTGATCCCGGCGTCGGCGACGATGGCGACGATCCCGGATTTGCTGATGTCCGGCACGTCGGTGCACCAGCTCGTGCACCCGAAATACGGGTATCTGCGCTTCAAGACGAAGAGCGGATCGGGCGGCGTGCGGGTCTTTTCGTCGTGAGCCGAGCGGCGCACAGACGCCCCGGCGCGGGCTTCGGACGGCGCGGCGGTGGCCGCGTGGGCGGCGGCGGCGCGCCCGAGACCGCACTCGGCGTGCAACTCGTCGCGACGCAGTACCTGCTCAGCGGCGGCACACCCTCGGGTAACCCGGTGTGCCTCCTCGTGCGCTGGCGCCCCGATGCGACGCCCGCGAACTCGCTCGGCACCGGCGGCGGCACGTCGAGCCTCGGCGGCGGCGCTTCGGGCGGCGGATCGATCATCGTCAACAACGCGGGGCTCGGCAGCGTCGGCAACGAGATCGGCTTCGCGAACACCGCAACCGACGGGAAGATCCACATCCCTGTTCCTGGCGAGTCGGGCCGCATGGTCAACGACGTTCTCGTGCGAGACACGATCGGGAACAAGGATCACCACTCCCGCGACGGTCGCGAGTTCGGCATCGGCGCCAGCGCAGGCAGCGGCACCTCGTTCACTACGGGCAAGTTCTGCATCAACGGCCGACCGTCGGCGCCGACGACGTTTCAGTTCGGGTCGATGACGTTCGTCGAGGCGCAGCTCGGGACCACGGCGCTCTCTGCCGCGCAGATCGCTGCGCTCGTCGCGTCGCCGGTGGGGACGCAGATGCCGGGATGCATCCACCAGTGGGTGGCGTCGGACCTCAGCGGCGGCGTGATCGCCGACCGCGTCACGCCGAACGCAACGAACAACCTCACGCTGACGGGCGCAGCGTCGTTGGTGCCGGTACTCGTGAAGCGTGCTGGGCGCGGATCGATCGAGCTGTTCTGGGACTCCATCGGCGCCGGCAAGCGACCGGACACCACGCTTGGCAACGGGCCTCGCAAGGAGTTGCAGAGGCTCCTCGTTGCCGCCGGCTACTCGTGTGCGCTCGTCGGGCAGTACGTGCCCGGCGCGAGCTGTACCGCTGACTTCGATGCGCGCTGCACGTGCCTCTCGTCGCAGGCTCTTGGCCTCGTGGTCGGTGCGGTGCCATCGCGGCTCTCGACGCTCGCGGCGGATGTTCTGATCAACGGTGGTCCCGACTGCGGCAGCTTCTGCGGGTACGGCGCTAACGACGTGTTCCAGCGCATCACGAACGGCGAGACGCCGACGCAGTGTCGCGATCACTTCCTCGCCGACTGGGACACGTTCTGTTCGACGGTCCGCGCCGTGCGCACCGGTCGCATTGTGTTCGGCACGGTGCTCCGCCAGGGCACGAGCGCGAGCACAGCGGACATGCGCACCGCGATCGATCTGATCAATGCGGCGGCGTCCGCGACGGTCGCGACGCTGAACGCAACATACGGAGACGTGCGACTCGCCGACGTTTGCACGGCGGCCACTCCGGACCAGGCGGCAGCCGACGACCTCGGCGTCCTCTACGACCGCATTCACCCGACGGACCCGACGGATCTTCTGATCGCTGCGCCGATCGCAGCAGCGTTCGCAGCGTGAGGTAGCGACATGAAGGCCACTCTTTCAAAAAGCCAGATCGACACCGGCGCGGCGCTTCTCGATGCGCTCTCCAGGGCCGGGATCGTGGTCGGCGTAGCGCTCTGGGAGCATCACGACGGCGACGACGTATGGCGCCTCTTCGTCGAGGCGATTCCGCCCGAGTCAGAGGATCACTCGGCCGTCACGCGCGCCATCGCGGCCGCGGTCAACGCTCAGGTGCCTGATGCGGCGCTCCGCGGCGACGTTCATGCGCTGCTCGCGAGCGATGTTGACGTGGGCGTCGTCGGCTCACCACTCGGAGCGCACTACCGGCGCGGCGCTCCGAAGACGAAAACACGTCTTCACGATCACGCATGCGGTCGCGAGCGGCACTCGGGCCTCTACGTCTACCGGTTGGCATGACGCGGATGGCCGGCTTCGATTCGGAGGACGCGGAGACATGAGCAACGACGTACTCGACTTCGACGACGAGCGGGACACCGGCCGCATCGCGACCCTCGCGGCGGAAGAGCCGAGCGACCCGGTGCGCGCCATGCGCCGCGTGCGCGTGCAGCTCGCCGCCCACGAGATGCTCGACGGCCGACGCTGGAAGCAGCTCGCCGCGATGATCGGCATCGTCGGCGGCCTCGCGCTCACCTGCGCCACGGCCGCGTGGGTGGCGAACGCCGACGCCGCCGCGGACCGCGCCCGCCTGGAAGACGTACGCGCACGGTGCGCGCGCATCGAAGCGCAGATCGACCGACTCGTAGAGAGGAGCGAACCATGAAGAAGTGGAGCGAGTGGATCAGGACGTGGACGGTGCCGCAGGCGCTCGTCGTGGGCTTCGGAATGCTCTGCGTGACCGCGATGAGCATCACGATCACGCTGCACGACGACTGGGGCCGTCTCGTGCGCTGGCTCGCGCATCCCGAGTCGATGGCGCTCGTCGGCGGCATCGTGCTGTGGGCGATCGGCCTCTACCACCGCGCGCTCAAGACGCCGGTCACGATGCTGCTCGTCGTCTGTCTCGGCGGCTCGCTGCTCTCGGGTTGCGGCGCGTCTGCGCTCGTGATGCAGGGTCGCGCCGCGACGATCGTCGGCGTCGGCCTCGGCAGCATCGGCCAGGAGGTGCACGACCAGCGCGCACGCGCCCTCGACGCGTGCGACGCCGATGCCGTCCCGACGCAGTGCGAGGCCGAGCAGGCGAGCGTGTGGGCGCCCGCAGTGGCCGCGTACGAGTCGGCGCGCGCTGCGCTCTCGACGTGGATCGAGGCGCTCTCTGTCGCGCGTGAGGCCGGCGCCGACGACGGCGACGTGCTCAGCGCTCTCTTCGTGGCTGTCGCGCGCCTCGCTCGGCAGTGGAACGCGCTCGCCGCGGCGCTCCGTGGCGTCGGCGTCGAGGTGCCGGACTTGCCACCCTCGCTGGCGGCGCTCCTCGCCGCAGCATCCGGCGCGACGTCGTGAGCCTCGACCCCGTCACCGCTGGGCTCGACCTGCTCGGCACGCTCGCGCGCATCGTCGAGGCGGCGCAGCGCGGAGAGACCACGCCAGAGGAGGCGATCGCAGCGGCGCGCAAGGCGCTCGGCGTCGACCCGCTCGCGGGCCTCGCGGCCGAGGACGCGGCGAGGCATGCGCGGCTGCTTGCGGTCGAGCACGAGGCGCGCACCGAGCGCAGCGACGAGCCCACGCTCGAGCTGCCGCTGCCACATACCGAAACGCCCCGCCGGTGAGGGCGAGGCGTCCAGTGTGGTGCGGACTCGAACCGCTCTGCGATTTGCCGTCGCGTGCTGCCCTTACACCAGCCACGCCGCGGGAGAGCCCTGCCGGGGTGCACCGAAGCAACGCCGAAGCGTCGAGGAGACCGTAGCATGAGCGACGCGACCATCGCGCAGCAGACCGGCATCCCGCTGCCGTTCGTCGCCGGCATCCGCGCCACCGAGAGCGGCGGCAACAGCCACGCGCTGCGCTTCGAGCCGCACCTGTTCCGGCGCTACCACGCCGACTGCGTGCGCGTGCTGCATCCGACCGAGGGCGCTGCGTTCGTCACCGGCGACGAGGAGCGCCGCGAGGCGTGGGCGCGCGGCCTCGTGCCGTACACACCCGGCAAGGACCGCGCGGCGAGCTCCAGCGCGCTGGAGACCGGCCGCGAGGCGATGGAGCACGCGATGCGCATCGACGGCAATGCCGCGATCCGCTCGACGAGCTTCGGCAGCTTTCAGGTGCTGGGTGCGCACCTGCTGCCCTTCGGCGCCACGCCGGAGGCCGCGCTCGCGGTGTTCGACGCGGCGCCGCAGAGCGTCTCGGACGAGCTGCTCGTGCGCTGGCTGCGCGCGAACACGC